TATTTTTAAGAGTATCTGATATATCTTTAATTTTTTTATTTACTTTAACAGTCATAACACTATCTGCTCTATTATTTTTTTTATTGAAATCGTATTTTACTTCTAAAATATTATAAGTTTGATTTATAATGTTTTGTGTATTTAAATTAACAACAATAGTTTCCCCTGCAGTAAGAGTTGTTAATCCTTGTATACTTAATGTTCCTTGAGTTTTTGGAGATGAATTTAATTCTAATTCATTTAAAGCAATTTCTTTAGCATGTGATGAAGTTTTAATATTAGTATCTGTAATCCATTTTGTTCTTGGTCCATATGTTTCTGTGCTTATCCTATCTTCAGCAAATTTAATAATTGGAGTACTTCTATCATAATTAACTAAATATTCTGTTCCAGACATAGGAGTTCCTACAAGCATTTCATAAACTCCACCTTGCATAGTTACACTTCCCCCAACTACAACATTAGTATTATGAGGATTATAATTCAAATTATAAACACTACCAGCATCAGCAGTTACAAACTCATCTTTAACTCCTGTTAAAACTCTGTCTCCATAAACAAAAACTCTATTATACATTTCATCTCTTGTGGTTTTAAAATTAGATTTTAAAATATTAGTATTATCAAGGGTTTGCCCACTTGATACTCCTCCTTTTTCTTTAAAATGTAATTCTTTATCAACATCTATATAAAAATAACTATTACTTAACTCAGCCAACCTTTTTATTGCATCAAATGCACTAACTCCTGCAAATCTTATATTATCAATTGTTTTTGTAGTAACATCATAATTTTGTGTTCCACTAATTCCTGATGCAGAACCACTTATATTTATACCTGCCGCTGTAATACCAGCAACTGTAATACCAGTAACATATTTATCAATCAAATCAGTAACAATAATACTAACTTCAGTATCATTATAAGTTTCAGGTTCTATCATACTATCCATTAATCTTGACATCAAATTTTTACCTGTAAGAATTATTTTTTCATTCATCTCTTTTCCACTAAACTTTATATTATCTAAAATACCAGTAAAAATTTTAGTAGTTGCAGGATTAACATCCTTATCAGCATACACTATAACTTCATCTCCAATACTAAAATCAGTTTTATGGTCTCCATTATCATTATTTACTGTTATAGAAAATGAAGAAGTTGAATTATTTTCTGCTGTAGCAGATTTAATAATAATAGAATTTATATCACTAACTTCATTTCCTCCAATCTCAACTTGTGTGTATACAACCATTTTAGTTTGATATAAGTGTATTTAATTTATCTTGTAACGCCTCTGCTATTTCATCTGGGTCTGTTCCATAAACATTTTCAATATGAATTGATACTCCCATTCCTGCTTCACCTGCAGGTGTAATAGTTTCTCCTTCATGTAAATATGCTAATCCTGTATGAGGCATAACTCCACCTTCTTGAAAGAAAGGAATATTTCCAAACAAATTACCACTATTTCCTCCAATAGTATTAATTCTATGGATTGTTACTATTTCTCTTGGTATTTTATTTAATTCCATAATAATTGCTTGTATTGCTGAAATTGATATATTTTTCATATTTTCCCATTCAGCTTCTACTAATAATAATGAATATACTAATGGATAACTACCTTTTACTGGACTTCCAATCATACTTCCTAATTCATTTGTACTAGAATTTGTTCTATCAATATCTTTTCTTATATTTTCAAATGCATTTAAAGATGCTTTTTCAGCTGCTGATAAACTTGAAGTAAATCTTTCTTCAAAAACATACCCATCATCATCAGGTCCAAAAAACATTTCTTTTAAAGAAAATCCTCCTTGTCTCCAAGCTCTAAATCTATCTTCTGTGGTAGTAAAAAAATCTTGTATTCTATCTGATGCTTTTTCAAATATTTGAAATCTTAAATCAAACTCAATTAATAATGCAACTCCAGCAACAACAAGTCCTATACCTGGACTTTTAGTAACAAGTCCTGCTCCTAATCCTAAAGTAATAGCACTTGATACTATCTTAAAAATAGCTTTACCGGCATTTTCTTCATTCATTGCAGAAAATCCTAAAGAAACTCCTGCTGTGATTAATCCTAATCCTGCTAATTTTCATAGTGCAATATTTAATCCTTTCGTTGCTAATTGAGCAGTGGTTGCCTGCCCAGCTACTACTGTCATACTTCCTCCAATTAAAGCAAATCCTGCAACTATCGATGGTACTAAACTAAGTAATAAAAGTATAGGACCTGCTAATAATGCAAAAGCAGTTGCTCCTGCTCCAATTCTAATAATCCATTTTTTAGTTCCATCATCTAAATTACTAAACCAATCAACTAAATCTCCAACTACATCAATAATATCTTCTATAACAGGAAATAACTCTTCTCCTAAATCTGCAATTAATATCTTAAATTTATTTGATAAAATTTTAACTTGGGACTCCATAGACTTATATCTTTTTTCAGCTTCTTTTGTTAATGCTGTATTCTTTTTCCATTCCTTATCAGATTTTTTAAAGACTCTTGTAACTAAATCTCCAGCGTTTGCTAATGATAACATAGACCTTGTTAATCTAACATCTGTTAAATCTAAAGTTTCTAAAGTAGTAATAGCATTATCTCCTTGTTTTCCTAATCCTAAAACAAATAATTCAAATGCTTTACTTGCATCTTCTGCAAATAATGTTTGAAATTCTTCACTACTCATTCCAGCAGTTCCTGCAAATGCATCTAATTTGGCTCCCCCTTTAATTACAGCCTCATTCATAGTAAGCATTGTTTTCTGAAATGCTGTTCCTCCTGCCTCTGCTTGAACACCAACTGATGTAAATGCAGCACCAATAGCTAAAGTATCAGCAGTAGTCAATCCAACAATATTTGATACACCTGCAATCCTTGTAGCAAACGAAAGAATTTCTCCTTCTGTAGTGGCAAAATTATTTCCTAATTCAACAACTACTGAACCCATTTTATCAATATTATCCAATGGCTCTTGCATAACATTTGCTAATCTTGCAAAATCTGTAGCAGCCCCCTCAGCAGTCAAATTAGTAGTTGCAGAAATATCAGCAACTGTTCTCGTAAACTTTTCTAAATTTTCAACCCCTTCAACACCTAACTGACCAGCTATCTCACCAATCCCAGCTAACTCTTGAAAAGTAACTGGTATTTCACCTGAAATAGATTTAAATCTATTCTCTAATCTTCCAAATTCTTCTTCAGTTAATTCAACAGTTTTTCTAACACCTATAAATGCACTCTCAAAACTCATAGCTTCATCAACCATACCTTTCATAACCAACCCCCCAACTATTCCTAATCCAGTCAGTGCTAATCCTGTTGTTCTTGCAACGCTTGTTAATTCACCATAAGTACTTTGAAAGTGTTTTTTACTTAATGCTAATTGAGTGTTTATTCCTGCGAATTTCCTACTAAAATTATCAACTGCACTAATAACTATATTTATAGAATTTCCACCCATAGCTCCTAATCCTATTACCATTATCTTCTTTTACCTTTTTTCGCCTTTCGTTGTGCCTTCTTTTGTGCTTGTTCTTGTTTCTTAACTTGTCTATTCTTAGCACTTATAAGACTATCAATTTCAGGATATGTTAGTTTTGGAATATTAAAAAAGTTATATCCGTTCTCATGGAGAAAGAGTATCATATCTCCCTCCGCAATTACTTTTTTATTTCAGCTTCAATATTCATAACTTCTTGTGCTGATTTTGTAACTTTGTCTTGACTAATTCCTAAACTTATAGAAATGATTGCTGTAACAATAGCAGATGCATAATTTGGTTTCATATCACTAATTTCACTTTCTGTGAAAATAGGTTCTACTAATCCATTTAAAATTACTTCAGCATCTGTTTTTGCTTTTTCTTCATCAGTTCCATTTTTACTCTTTTGGAATATATCTTGTAACTTTCCTCTTGTTACTGGTTTAATTTTAACTTCAGGTTTGTTATCAAGAGTTTCCATAGTTACAACTCTTCCTATCAACTTTCCGTCTTCTCCTCTTTCGAAAAGACATTCAGATTTATCTAACATATTTTATAAGACCTCCTTTCAGTAACTACCAAGCATTATAATCTGCTGTTGCATCCTCTACAGTTGCACTAACATGTTGTGGTACTATTGTAATAGATTGTTCATGAATTCCTTCTACTGGTGATGGTGTTTCCATATCAGTAACTTTACATCCACTCATAACTAAAAACAAACTACCCGGTGCTCCAACTGCTTGTAACA